CAATTACCGACGAACTACTTGGCGAAGGAGTTACGACCCTAAACGCTGGCGTCAATTACCTCTTTCCGCAGCGCGCGGAACTAATCAATTCTGCACTTGCTGCTCGTGGTCCAGAAGTTGAAGCATTGGCACGCGGCGGTTCTGACCTCGCAACTATCCCGTATCTGAATGTTCTCGATTCTAGCGTTTTCAACATCTCGAATGAGAATGCTGATAAGCGCGGTGAAACTGGCAAGCTAACTGCCAGCAAGTTCATGGCTCGCCGTCTCAACCTGAACTTCGGTTGGAAGGCAACTGACCTCACCAAGATGAAGGCAAT